ATACTTTTTTTCCAGGGGGCCAAATCTTCGTCGTTGGTCATATCGCCAATACCTACGCCCAGCAGGGGCTCTTCTTTCAATTCGCCTTTTTGGGCGGAAAGGATGATGTACTGATTTTGATACAACGTGTCGCCTATTACCAGCCCGGAAGTAATTAACCCGCTGCTGTCTTTCTCTACCGATATAAATAAATCGATGTCCGAATCTAATTGTATGCCTGTTTTTTTACTCATTAGTGTTTAATCGTGTTATCTTCAATGTTCGAAAAATCTTCCTTATCAGTAATTAATTTCAGTGCTGCAACAACCGTTGCTTTATAGCTTGCCCCCCCATCTCCTGTCGCTACTTCTCCATTTTCTAATGCTAATATAACAGCATCCAAGCGGTTAGAAAGGTTTCCTAATTGAGTTACCAATTCCGGGGTTATGGTCAATCCGCCAAGGTAGCCTCCATTGATGGTGATTTTATCTATTTCGGTATATTGGAATACTACCAGGTCGCGATACTCGCCACCCATGTCGATAACCGAAACCACGGAGCCTACTGAGGGCGTTATCACGATGGTGTTGGTGCTCTTGTTGGTAACCGAGGTGAGGCGCACTCCGGTAAGTTTCAGGTCGTGTATTTGTATGGTGCAGGTGTTGTTGGTTTCCACGCTTACCACTTCGGCTGTAAAAACACCTAGGGTGTTGTTGTTTGCTATTTTCCGAATGAGTTCTCTTATTTCTTGTTCGCGTGTCATAAATCACTTAGTTTTTTGCCCAGGGTTATTTTTCGTTTGGCGCCCGATTGCGCGAAGGTGGTTTCCACGGCTATGGCATAGTACTTACCGTTTTTGTATTCGTACTCTTTGTCGCGTATGCTTACTTCGTATCCGGCATCGCAATAGGGGATGAGCCATCCGGTAAAGTTGCCTTCGTACCCGGTAAATACTTTGCAGATCAATATTTCTTTGGCCATTTGGGTAAGGCTGCTGGTGGAGGATACGGCTGAGATATTAATCGTTTCCTTGTCGCCACCGGAAGTTCCTTGTTGTATTTTAATCGGTTTCCCGTCTGAGCCCTTGCCGTTTATTTCCACCATGTATTTCCGCTCATCTTCTTTCCGGTACTTTAGGTCGGCACTTTCAATGTTTACACTAAAGTCGTATTGTGCGTTTCCAAAAGTTTGAGCATAGCGAGGGTGTATGTGTAGTTTTTTGTCTTTTACATATACATTTGGTTTGGCTTCTTCTTGTATTTTTTTCAATATATCGTATCCGGTGTTGGATTTGATGGTAAAGGTGTCGTAGGTGAAGCTGTAATCGCAATCTAACCCGAACGATGTATCGATGTTGCTGTTTACGTATTTTAATATGTCGGCTACCGAATTGTTTTTTAGCTGGGTGTCGGGTATGCTTTTGCGGTATTGAAATATTTCGTCTTCGCAAATTAGTTTTACCGCGCCTCCATCGGTGGTAATGCTTTCTATGTAGCCTTCAAATTCGGTTTTCAGGTTGTCGTTATACCCTAGTTCTATGGTTACCTTGTTGCCACGCGCCAGTTTGTTTTCAACGTCCAGCGATTTGTTGTACATCGTGGCGGGCAGGGTGATGGTAGCCGTGTCGGCGAGCTCTTCCACGGAGTGTTTGATGCTTACGTCTTCTATGTACATCAACCGGAAGTTGCCTATCGTTATTTTCCAAGACATGTTGAACATAGCGGCTATTTTATGGTGTTTTTATCTACTAACAGGGTGTAGTTATCATCGCTGTAAGCTTTGATGGTGTATGTTTGATTGTCGGTTCCGGCAGTAAAGGGTAACTCGTAACTTTCGATGGATATGCTGCTGATGCCGAAAACGGAATTGAGGAATTCGCACACGATGGGGATGCTTTGCTTTGCTTCGCAAAAATCGCGGAGTGCTTTTTCATAATCCAACACGGTTTTACCCTTGTCGAAATTGTCGGTGTCGGTAGATAAAAGGCCGCTTATGGTTATCTCCAGGTCGTCCTGACACCACCGTTCTTTTATGGTACCGCGCGAACTGCTTTTGTTTACATAGCGGCGTGTGATAATGTTTTTACCGCTGAGGCTTACAATGGGGTCGAAGGGTAATTTGAGCGCATCAATATCCTTGTTGCCTTCAGTGATTTTTTGAAAGGTGATGGGCATTTGCCAGAAGCTGGAAGGAATGGATTGTGCGGCTTTTTTTGTTGTATCTGCTTTTGCTCCTACTTTTAATTTCTTGCGCAACGTGTCGTCAACCTTTACTAGGGTTTTGGAGGCGTAGGTTGATAGAGATCCGTATCCTGAGGCTATTTGCTTGTTGAGTGCTTCTACGGCTGCTTTTGAGGCTTTGCCTTCGGCTTTTGTTATTATGTTGGATGAGTTTTCGTCTCCGAACTTGACATCTACTTTTGCTTTTGCTTTTAACGTGTCGTTGGCCTTCACTAAGGTTTTGGATACGTATTCGGATCCTTTTTCATATCCTGAGGCTTTTTGTTTGGTCAGTTCTGCCAATCCTTTAGTTTTAGCTTGCGTTATTTTTTCTTTGGCTTGGGCTATTTCTTCTTTGGCTAGCTTTGTTATCTTTCCCATGGTTGTATTTTGTATTTATAAATTAACCTGCATTTTGGGCGGCATACAAAACGCGTACTAAGGCATCTTCAAGTTGTCGGGTAAGGTCTTGCGAATTTTCTTTTACACTTCCGTTGAAAACTATATTTTCCACCATTTTGCCTAGGTTGATGGTAATTTGATTATTGCGGGTTCCGCCTGAGGCTACGCTGGTAGCTGTTTCTTTAGCTGCTGCTTTGCGCGTATTACCATTGTGGTTGATGTTATTTTGTTTGTTTTTAACGGTTGCGGGTATATAGGCTTTTGATACGGCATCCATACCGAGGGTTTTTTTCACATCGCCTACTAAATCGCCTAGGCCTTTATTATTCCATTTAAGCTCAATAATGGGCTTGCTTTTCAAGTCGTTATACTTCTTTTGAAGCTTTTGCTGGTTATTCCAGTCGTCCTGAAATGCTTTGGCTCTAGCGTTTCCGTCAGCATCTAATTGTTTCAGGGATGCTGCCGCGGAGGTGTCGCCAAACATGGCTTTTAGTTTATACCATTTACGCATTACTTTATCTACCCCTGCCATGATTAGGCCTTCGAACATATCCCAAACTATCACTGTATTGGCTATAAATAGTTGAAATGATGTTTTCATCAATTCAGTTACGTTATGCCATGTTTTACCCCATCCGTCGGTTTTATAAATAACATAGGAAATGGCTGCAATAAGGGCTACAACTAAAGCGATTATTAATCCTACTTCATTTGCTTCCATGGCTATGTTTAGCAGCCATTGTAGGGCAGTACAGACTTGTATTGCTATTGCCATATCGCCAAACGCTGTTTGCAAATCTTCGATGGATTTTTTGTATAGAGCGGAGGGGTCTGAATCGAAAGCGGCTTTCGCGCTACCGCCTATTTTGTCTTGTACAATACCGACTAATTTTAAACGTGCGGCGGCTTCCTGTCCATTTTTAGCCAGGTTCTCAATGTTGCTTACATCGTTAGGGTCTATGTGAAGCATTGAGGCTAGTTTGTTCATTATATCGGGGCTGTTTACGGCGTTTGCCAGCATGCTTCCGGCATCTTGTAAGCTTAATCCGAACTTGGTGGACATGTCGGCCGAAGCCATTGTCAGTTTTTGCATTTCGTTTTGGCCTATATTGCCCAATAGATAGAATTGGCTTTGTAGCCCGATAATATCTGCCGTGGAGTAGTTGATGCCTGAGGATAATGTTTCGGCTCCTTCAATGTTTTTTTTGTATGCTGCTTCGGAATAGATGCCCATGTTTTGCATGGTGTTGGCAAGCTGGGCTTCGGCCGATTGCAGTGCTTGTGCCTTGTCGGCTCCTTCTTGCAGCATGGAACTTATTTGATCGAGGTTCGAATTACTGCCTGTTTTTGCCATTGTGCCGCTTAACGAAGATAGCGAACCGCCTAATTTAGTTGTTGACTTACCTAACCCATCGGTTTTTGTTTGCAAGGAAGTCATCGCTTTTCCTAGCTCGGTTGAACCGCGCTCGTTGTTAGCGAATTCAGCCCCTATTTTTTCAAGACCGCCACTAGCATTATCTCTTAATGATATTCCAAATTCTACAGCACTTGCCATGATATTAACTGCTTATTTTTTTAATTTCTTTATATTCCAACCAGCGATATAACCATACATCGAGTACGGAGTCGCACCAAACCTCGTCGGTTAATTTTTCGGGGTGTATCTCGTGCAGGTAGAATCGGATGAGGGAATGTCCCGCGCGAAGAGTGATTTTTTCAATAAAATTATCGAGTTCCGCTTGTTCTTCGCCTGAATCTACTTGCCAAAACACAGAGCCCTTTAGGCGTTTTTTATGCTTACCATGTGTTTTTCCCGTAGGTCTTTCAAAATACGTAACACGGGCATGTGGTAATCAAGGTTCGATGCGTCCTTTAGTTCGGCATCGCCATCCAACCACATGGCTTCAAGCATGTTCTGTTGTGTACGGAATGCTATATTGTCCGGGTTGTTGTGTTCGGCCTGGGTGGTGATTTCGATGGATACGGGGCGCAAGCGGCAGGCTTTGTCCAGCACGGTTACTTTGTACGCGTTTCCGTCTTTCTCCACTTCTGCATCGGCATAGGTAACAAAACTGTCAATCTCGTTAGCAATATCTTCAATATAAGGTGATTGTATTAATTCTTTGTCGCCAGATACAAAGCAATTTACTGTCATTGCTCTTTTAAATTCGGTTGCACTTTTGTCTATTGCTTTTAGTGCGAAACGCCAAATTTTCAAATCGGGTTTGCGGAAATAACCGGTTAAACTTCCTATCGAGATAATTTTAATCTCACCGTACTTTTCTTTCAATTCGTCAAGATTAATTTTTTCTTTTGCCATCGTGTTTGTTTTTGTTTTTTAAAAAAAGGCCGCCGAGAAAAAAGACGGCCTTTTTTTTTACTGGTTGATTTGTTGTGTTTGTTTGTTAAGATACTTTCTTCTTGCGTAAGAAGATGAATGGTAATTTTACTTCCATAAATTTATCACCTTGTTTCATCTCTTTGCTTTCTTCGGTAAATTGGATGCCTTGTAGGGCATCTGTAATAAGCACGTCGCCTTTAGTAGCGTTGCCATAGGTTACAATAGCATCCAGTTGCAGGCTAAGGATAGAGCCATCGGTGCTGCTTGAAATAAGGGTTTCAAGTTCGCTTTGCAACAGGGTGATTTCGCCTTCGAAAGAGTAGTTACCTTTTTGAATTTTCAAGGGTAAATTACCTTTTCCATATACTACTGCTTTTTCTTGCTTCACTGTGTATTTTATACCTCTGAAGCCTGTTATATCAGTGCCGCCTAATGTTAAAGTAAGGTCGGCAAATTCGTATTCTCGTGAATCAAATGCCATAATGTTTTATTTTTTAAGTTGTTGCTGTTTTAAATCCAAGATATAGGTCAATATATTTAGCGTAACCGTAAGGTTTCACGCGTAACGTAACTGTAAGTTTAGAGCTGCTCACAATATTTTGAGTTTCGTCAATGTAGCATTCCACACCAATATCAGTAGCATCGCTAGGGTCGTTACCCAAGTTACCATAAGCCGTCATGTTGTTTTCAATAGCCGTTTCTACGGAGTTTTGGATGTTTTTACAAATGGCTGCTGGGATGGTGTTGGCATCGGTTACCGGAATTTCGTCGCTCAATTCATTTGCTAATGTTTGATAAGCAATACGATACGCTTTGTCGATAACCGAGCGGCGAGGAATCATTTGATAATCGTCGGTAGCCGAAGTTGCCAACGTGTCGTCGCTCCAGTAGTAACCTGTTTTGCCTACAAAGGTGCGGGCGGTAATATATCCGGCATCATGAATTGTGTCCGGTTTAGCATTTTCGGGAGCCACTGAGCCTACATATAGGGTATCTACCCCGATGGCACCTGTTTTAACTCTGGCAATGGAGCGTTGAACCGGGATGGCTGCTATGCGGCCTGCAAGCAAACCTACACAAGCACCGTTTGATCCGCTCACGGTGTCGGCTATCAACACGCCTACACGGTTATCTGTTCTTCCTGACAAGAGAGCCAAATCATTAGGTACGCCTGTATAATGGCGTCCTTCAATGATGATAAAGAATGGCGCGTAAAGGCTTTCGGTATAATATTTGGCTAATGCCTGGCCATTTGTAATAGCTACAGGAACATCGGGGTCTAACCCGGATACTGCAGTTACAGAGTCATTCCCTTTTTTTGCTACAATGAGGTACGTAATAGCTCCCTTGGCACTTTCTATCAAGGTGGCGGCATGCGCTTTGTCCTTATCAAGTATTTCGGATACTTTTAACGTGTCGGCAACACCCATTATCCACATGATGGATCCTATTGGGGCTTCGGTATAGAATTCGCTTACTTCTTTGTACAAGCGATCATTGTTGGCTGCTGTAACGCCCAAGGTAGTTAAATCGGCAAGCGAGGTAATTTGATACGCCTTATCAAGAACGAACGTTGTACTTACTGCTACTGCACTTGCTACCAAACCGCATACCCGGTCGTCGATAGCATCAGAGCCTCCGATGGCTCCATTCTCGAAATATATTTTTACTCGAGGTAATCCTGTTTCTGACATAATTAATTTGTGTTAAAGGTTTTTATTTGTTTTTATCGCCGAGGGGTTAATTTGGGTTGTTCGGCGGTGTTTTGTTTGGTAGCTCTCCTTTCGTTTTCTTTGGGGTATAACGAGGCTGGTTGGGCTGCCATGTATAGTCATTGTTTTTTTTGCCGTTTCAGCATCAAGGGTTGTTGCTGTTTTCTGGGGGAGGTGAGGGGCAACTGTTTCGGCTGTTTACAGTTGCGTGGGTTCAGGGTGGTGCCGGAGGGGCAGCTACAGGTGGGGCGGCTTCGGTCGGTGCCGCCTCTGTATTTGCTGTTTCAGCCGCATCCGTTTTTGTTGGATCTGGACTTCGTGCCATAAATTATTTAAAATTAAAGGTTAAAACTTTTATCTATCCTAATTTTTAGTCTTCCGTTGGAAAAGAGCCTTGGCTTTACCGGGTTAATGGAATCAGAGTGTTACTGTTTCTATTTTAACCGTTGGGGTAGCGATGGTTTTTTCAGTAGTAGTTTTGGCATCTTTCACACAGCAGAGGTAGTCCGTGTAATAGCATACATGCTTGGGGTAGTATTCGGGTCGGTGCTCCACCATCCGGGTGAGTTGAGAAAATATGTTGTAACGCTGACCTTCCAGGTTTTGAAATACTTCATCTACTTTATCCAGTAGCTTGAGGCTTTCGGTTTCCATCACCGAGTCGTCCACCGAATCGGTAGTCAACCCGAAATACAGGTAAGCCCTTACCGTAAGTTCATTAATTTGAACATCTTTCAGGATATTGGAGAAATCGATGTTCCGAAATTCAAAAAGCAAAGCAGGCGTTGGCGGTGAGTAGGTATCAGACAGTCGTCTGAACTGGCCTTTCTGAAGGTCGATATATGCCAAGTCTGCAATGTTGCTTTTTGAAATACTTTTTAGCTGTTGATATAATGTGCTTCGTTTCATACGCTATTTAATTCGAAAACAAATTAAATGAAAAAAAAACGACTGAAAAAACAGTAAGTTGTTGATTCAAAGTGTGTTTTGAATGATTAAATGAGCTCATTTAATCATTAATCATTGAATGGGAGGGTAGGTGTTTAATAATGAACTATTTAGGATGGATGAGCTGATTTCTTATCATCTGTTTTTCCTGAAGGGAAAATAATATCCTTCCGTGCCGAGTATATGAAATAATTTTTGTAACTTTACAGTATATTGTACTGTAAATATATTTAAAACATTTTGCAGAATAGTGAAAGTGTTATATATTTGTCTTCAAAAATTAGGTATAAGGTTTAGGGTGATGTAGCTATTTATATTAAAATGGCTCTCTTTTATTCATTATAAATAAAACGACCATGAAAACAATTAAAAATAAACCAAAGAATCTTCTTGTGAAAATATTAGAAGATAAAAAGGCTATACAGGAATGTATTCGTAATAAAGGGGATTTAAATCAATTAGCAAAAGACCGTGAAATTAAATTCTCCACTCCCATATAAAGTAGAAAAAAAAGACGACAGATATTATTTCATAACGATAAGCGGTGTAATTTACACCGCTTATTTTATTGAAATTAATTTCATATCGGGAGTTAATCTTTATTCATTCTCTTTTGAAACTGATGGGGAAAGACCTCGATATGATGAACGAATATCTATAACTATAATAAATATTCTGCATAAATTCTTTCAAAACAATTCTAACGCTCTAATTTTCGTGTGCGAAACTGACGGACAGGAAAGATGCCGGATGCGTCTTTTTGATAGTTGGTTTATGAAACATAGTGAAAAAGAAGAATTAGTGAAAATTGATACGGAGGAGTCATTTCCTGATTACAGTCTGATTGCATCTATTATAATGCACAAAGAAAACCCTCAAGTTGAGGCTATACCCGCTCTTCTTAATGAATATATTGATACAATGAGGTATTAACATTATATCAGCTCCGTTTTTTTCTTCCCGTAAGCTCCGTTTTCGTTGATGATTCTCCGCCAGTGCAAAATCAATATTTTTTTCATTCGGCATTTACAATAAAAAAGCCCGCTTGGGGGCGGGCTTGGTATGGGTGATAATCAATTTAATCAGACCGGGTTAAAAGTAAAATACTGATTTTACTTCTTATTGTTTTGATGAATTTCTTTTTTTTTATTTGAAGAAGCTCTCACAAAAGATATTCCGGCAAAAACAATAGTAGCACCGGCAAAGATGGTACCTTCAGTTTGTAGTTTTTGGCATATCAAAAAAACGGAAAAAAACATTCCACTCAAAATCACAATAAGAGCGAAGGATAAAGCTCTTTTGTTATAACTATGGGTTTCAGTTACATCTTTTTTTACTAAATCGATACGTGCATCGTTAAAACGTATTCTAGCATCTTGTTCTTTTTCCGTGCGTTCTTTTATCCACGTTATTATATCAGGATCTAATTCTTTTAATTTTGCTAATTCTTCGGCAGGTGGTAACAGGCTATCGTCAACTATAGTATTTTGTTCTAAAGTTGTTAATCCATTTTGCTGTTTAAGCTTATTTTGTTGAGCTTGCTTAGTCATAATTCAACAATTGCTTAGCCTCTTTTGTAGCCTTTTTAAAGTCTTTTTCTATCTTCAATACATCACTTCTCATATTTATTCTATCTTGTCTATTATTTATATAATTTAAATTTTTGACAGAAGAATAAATATCAGATATAAGAGGGTCTTTTGATAAAGACTTTGGCTCAAATACACCAGAAATTTTATCTAAACACACCATTAAGGACATATTCTTGTTTTTTATTTTTTGCAAATGTACAATTAGTTGCATAATATTGAAACTTTTCATAAACTTAATTTTAATCGTACAATTAATTTTAACAAGAGAATTTGCTTTGAAAGTTGTAACAACTTTTCATTGAATTTGTTTACCAAGATATTTTCACACTGAACCCTAAGCCCTGTTTTACTTCCGGCAGCTATTCAATTTATCAGCTCCGTTTTTTTCTTCCCGTAAGCCCCGTTTTCGTTGATGATTTGCGCAATCGTGTTCTCCGCCAGGGCAAACTCATCGATCAGTTTTTCCATTACTACTTCGTATCGCAAACCGCTGTTGTACAGTTTGGCAAATTGAACCTTGATGCGCTCGTTTCTACGCTCGCGGGCTTGAGTTACTCTTGAGTTTTTGTTTGTTCTAGGCATTGATTTTAATTTTTTTTCTTAAAATATTGTTTCCGAATGTTTTTAGGATGTGTTAAAAACGAAAAATAACAAGGATAAACAAGGATGGACGAAAAAAACGAACTTTATCGTTTTTTATAAATCTAAAGGAAATAAATAACTTGTGCAAGGGGTGGGGAGAAGAAAATTAGCCAATTAGCCAATTAGTCAATTAGTCAATTAGTCAATGTGCCGATGTGCTAATTAGCCAATTAAAGAATGAAGAGAATTAAGAAAATAGAGGAAAAATAAGTGTCGGTGGTGCCGGTGGTGTCGGTGGTGCCTGAGCGGAGTCGAAGCCAGCGAAGGTGCGAAGTCGAAGCCAAGACGATAAGATTAAACGCGAAGACGGAAAGACGCGAAGATGAAAGAGTAAAGAAAAACATAGACGAAAATAAAGATTGTTAGCACATACCCATCTCCCCTTCCCGATAGCGAACGGGGAGGCAGGGGGAGGTCTGAAAAGAATAAACACTACCAAGCCCTGTAGCAGACTGCTTGCTTGCTGTCTGCTAGAAATCCATTCGTGTTTATTTGTGCTATTGGTGTAATTTGTGTTCCTGGTTGGTGCGATGTTGCAAATCGTGTCTGTAACTAATAAGATAGGATAGCACGGTTTTGGAAAACCGCACGAGCGGGTACTTACTATATTATACACAAACATTCCATATCTTAGCGGTATGGAATGTTTTATTGAGTGTGGTATTTTCCGTGAAGAACGCCGCCTGCATGGCCTCCAAGGTGTGCAAGCCGGATGGCTTGCTTTTAGCTACGACAGAGGCAGAGCCTCAGCCGAACGGGGTAAATATATCGAATATTTAGATACTGTTCAATGTTTATTTGATTATGGGAATTTAGTCATACTTCGAGGCATAAAAAATCCTTTTATGCAATTTAAATTTCTAATACATATTTGTATATGTGTTTTCTTCTGAATGCCAGCTCCTTCAAAAGCTTCACCGCCTTCGGTGAAAACACCCCTTACGGTATCAAAATGCTTATACTGACTAAATCCGAATTTACTAATTTCACTTTGAATTTCTTCTTGAATTTTACTGTGCATAAATTCGATAACAGCACAATCTAAATATCTCATAATCAAATCATTATTTCTGTCGCCAGTAGCATCTTTATTTTGAGGAATGGCCTTTTGTTTTTGCTGTAGATCAGATTTCATTAAATCATAATACTTGCTTATTTGATTAATATATTTAGAGTCTGTGAAATCCAAACAATTGTCTAATAGGTATATTACGCCAACAACAGAGGGAGTGATTATCTCACCCCCTCTGCGTTTTTTATCAATAGCCCATTGAAAAGCTCTTTCTTGATTATTTTCCCAAATATAAAATCCATGACCTAACCAATCATATCCCTTGGTGCTTGTTGCTACAATATTTGGTTGTTTAATTAAATTATCTCTTACGGATTCATCGCACCCATGAAACCCAATCATTATATTAGGTCTTCTAGTGTACATTTAGAAAGTATGGTTATTTAGGCAACTATATGTTTTTGTAAATTTACCGTTCTTTGTTAAGATACCAGCATTAACCAACGTGTTGCTTTTTATTCCTTTTTTTTGTTCAGCTTCTATTTTTTTAGCAAGCTTGTCTAACAATTCCAGTTGAGTTGGTTCCATATTCTTAATTATTATTGATTAATAATAAATAATTCTTTTGAAGTAATTAGATACTTTTGTAACAACAAAGTAACTGTGAAACGAATTAAATATACCTCTTCTAATTACGATACAAATGTACAATATCCATTTTAAATACACACTATTAATGTGTATTTATTTTACTGTTTTAACCAACATCTAACAAAACACTATTATATTTATTTACTACCAACTTCTATGACATTACCCTATTTTTTATACCAAACCGAGACTCGTCCTGTTTATGTGGTTTTTTTGCGAGCAAACATTCCATATCTTAGCGGTATGGAATGTTTTTATTTCTAACTATTTTTTAGTTTATCATTCATATATTGTTCCGGTTATTTCTTCTTTATTTGCTGTTTTATTCCATCCAATAAAAGCATTCCATTCTTTCATCACGGTGTTTCCATATCCATTTTGCACTTGTATTGGAATAATTATATATATTTGTTCTACAGTATCTACTTTGCCTCCATTTACCCGTCCAACACTGCTTCCTTTAATGGGAGAATAGCTTACCCTGTTTTTCACCGACTGCATGGCCTGCGATGAAGCCGCAGCTATTTTGTTCATAAGAAACAATTCGATATGCTGCATCGATTTGTGGTCTGCCACGTATTTTGCATTTGCAGGGTTGGTATAGGTTTCTTTTTCCCATTCTATATAAATAGTTGTCTGTTTTATCTTATCTATATTATCAATCTTAAAAGAGATGGGTACTTGCTCGCCTATGCCACTTTCTAAATAGGTGTGGAATACATTGGCCGTGTCCAAGTATATTTTTTGCGACTGCGCGCTTACTACGAATGGCAATGCCATTAATACAATGATTAATATTTTTTTCATGATTAGCTATCTTTTAGTTTATTGATCGTAAGCCATTCCTCTTATTTCTTCTTTATTTTCTAATTTATTCCATTCAATGGAACCACGCCATTCCTTCATTACCGTGTTTCCATATCCATTTTGAGCTTGTATCGGAATATCTATAAAAACATATTCTATAGTGTCTGATTTTATACTCATTACACGCCCAATACTCCCCTTTATAGGCGAATAGCTTATGCTGTTTTTCATTGACTGCTTAGCTACAGACGATTCTGCTTCTATTTTTGACATTAGAAACATTTCTATATGCTGCATTGACTTATGGTCGGCCACGTATTTTGCATTCGCGGGGTTAGCGAACGTTTCTTTTTCCCATTCGATATAAACCTTACACAATTTTATTGTATCTATATTTTCAATATTAAAAGAGATCGGTATTTGTTCACCTATGCCGCTTTCTAAGTAGGTGTGAAACACGTTGGCCGTGTCTAAATATATTTTTTGCGACTGCGCAAACAAAGCTAACGGCAAGATTAATAAAACCAGAAGGAATGTCTTTTTCATAATATTGTTTTTTTTGGAGATTTCGAATGCAAACATAAAAATTTATTCTTCAAACCAACCATTCGGCCTTACCTTTTTTATCAACATACCTTGTTTTTTAACTATTCATAGACCTTATGAGTAAACAATAATCGTTAAGATAAAAAATATGAATATCCATCCGTTTCTATCAAATTATTTTTCATACTTTTGCAAGAAACCTATTAATATCATTTCTATGAAAAAACAGGCACTAATTCTACTAGCATGCGTTGCTGCATTTACCTGCATGGCACAAACTCAAAAACAGATTATTACAGGTATCGGTAAATTAAAACTTGACAGTCCAATCTCACTTCTCAGTGACTTAGGTTATAATGAGAATTCGCCAAAAATTAAAACTGAAAGAGAATATATGGCTAAGATTTATAACAAAACTGAGGGTCACGAAGTATATGCTCTTGGATCAGATACAATAACAGGTGATAATTGCTCATATGAAGCTTACTACAACCCAAAAGTAAAAGTATTTTATATTCCTAAATGTCAGATTCTTGAATCATTATCAATCAGTAAAGTATATTTGACTTTTTATAACGATAATTTAATTGACATTAGCTGTGATTTTTCTTTCGAATTGAAAAATGCTTTTAATTTAAAATATGGACAAGCAACCGAAACTACAGAAAAAGAGGATCGCCAGTTTACAGACTCAAAAACGGGAGAAAAAGTTACACGAACGAATATTCATCAAATATATAAATGGGATACCAACAACCCGGAAATAGATTGCACTGGAAGAGAATTAACTATATATGTGTCGGATGACAAGACTATAGAAACAAGCTATTTTAATGTGAAAAAATCAAAACTGATTAAAGAAATCGATCAGGAAGAAATGGCCTACCGAAAAAGGGTAAAAATTAGGAAAGAAAATGCCCAAAGAGATGCTCTAAAAGGGTTATAGGCCAACTCTCTACTGGCAGAATTTTATACGCAAACATTCCATATCTCTAAGATATGGAATGTTTTTATTTTTATCACACAGTGCCGGAGCTTACTATATTGGTGTAGTTGACATCGGCCTTGCGGTAGTCCTCCACCGTGGTATATACCTTTACTTTGCTCACGGCAGCAACCATAGCCTGGTGCATATCGGCCGCCGTAATGGCGTTTGCCTGTGTGCGCGCAGAGTAGCCGCCATCGTTGCTGAAAGCGTAATTTACCATGCCTCCCGTTGCATATTTGCCCACCATACCTCCGCCGGCAAACTTTACGCCGCCCCCGGCTTCGTTGATAGCCGAAAGCACCGAGCCATACATGGCCGTGCTGCGTTTATTGATAATGGCTTCGCCACCTTCTACCTCGATGGGGATGCCGCCCTGGGCATGCGATTTCCCCCGGAGCAACATACCCCGGCCTGCTGTAGGTAATGGCGTGGCGGCTATAACAGCCGCTTGAGCCGCCCCCGCCGCTATAGTATAGGCAAGAGAAGCATAAGCCACAGGTACATAGGCCACCGTAAGTGGATTCGACTGTAAAACGCCTATTGTTGTCATAATTTTGGCAACTGCTTCGCCGGTGTTAACGGCAACGTTGAATAGATTAATGAGTTTTTCTCTTTTTGCCTGATCCTGTGCCACTTTCTTTTTCTTGGCGGCTAGGTCGGCTTCCGACTTGGCTACCTCTTTGTCGTATTGCTTTTTCGTTATAAGCCCGGAACTCAACTGATTGTCGAGTGCTGTTTTTTTCGAGTTGTTGTCGTTTTCCGCTTTTTGCACTTCGGCATCGCCCAGTGCTTTAAACAACGAGCTTACTTGCGAGCCCAATTCTATTGATTTATCCGCCCACTCTTTTGCGTTTTCTATTTTCTTAAGTGTGTGAGCTTGATCCAAATCTTGTATTTCGGCCTGTATCTTTGCCTGTTCGTTCGCACCCAGGTTAGAAAGCATTAGTTCGTCCGCTAATTCTTTCCGTTTAATTTTATAGGTTTCCTCCGCGCTGTGCCTCGCGGCTATTAACTCCGCCGCGTATTTTTGCTGCGTCTGTTTTATAGTCAACGCGTTAAGGTTGTTTTCCGAGTTCGTTACAGCTACTCCGGCTGCATCAGCTACATCCTGATCCTTGTTGTCTTTTGCCTTGTCCTTGCTTTTGTGTGATACGCGGGCATCCGCTATCGCCTTTTCTTGTTTGAGTTTAGCCAGCCTTTCTTTTTCTTTCGCAATCATGAGGTCGGTTATTTCCTCTTCGTCGCCTACCGCTCGTGCAAGCCGAAGGGCATATTTTTGATCCAACTGGGCATCAATGAGAGCTTCTTGCTCTTTGAGCGATTTCAGTTTTATGTTTTTTATATCCTCGGCTTCTTGTTTTTTCACGGCCACGGTGTACAAAGCCAACTCGTTTGCGTTAAGTTTACCCTCTTTAGTTAATAGTTGCAAGCTTTTAATTTCTTCTTCGGTAGCTTTTTGTCGGTCGGCAACTTGCATTTCCAGGTTTTTTTTAAGAAACGAGAGTGTTTTTTCCTTGAGGTCTTTCAACGCATCCTCATATTCTTTTTTCTTGTCAAAAATTTCTTTTTCGGCATTCGCATTTATCAGGGTAATTTGAGCCTCATTGCCCTGGGCGTCGTATATTTTGTGAGCCTGTTGGTCTTGAATTAATTTAATTTCCGTATCGAGACTTTCCTGTGTATTTTTTTCGGTTTTTAATATGGCTGCCTGATCTCGTGCTTCTTGGTCGGTATATTCTTTGTCTCTGGTTTGCCTGCGTTGTTCGGCAGCGGCTTTTCTTTTTGCTTCGGCTTCTTTTGCGTCTTGATCTTTTTTTGCCGCGGCAGCTTTATCCTGATCGGACAATTCTTTGGCTAACGAATGCTGACTGGCATTTGCGTTTTGAGCTCCTTTCGTGGACTCACCTTGAGCCTTAATGGATATGGTGTAAAGATTGGTGACGTTATCAATTTCAGCCGCCGTGGTTTTACCATAGGCGGTTAAGGTTTTTGCTAGAACTTTTGTTTGAGTATTATACATATTCTCAACCGCATACGTTGATGCCTGTTGTGCTTTCTCTATCGCCTTATCGCCATAATTCATTACACCCTTGGGGTCTATTTCTTTTAATTTTTGTTTATATAATTTTACATAGACTTCTAATTGTTTTGGATTCAACAATTCGGCCGGATCCATGTAATTCTTTATGGAGTTTTTCAAACTATTATACATTGTTGCCGATTGTTTCATGGCCGGGAAATCACGCTTGTTGTAATTTTCCATGAAACTTTCATATTCTATTTTGGAAAGACCTGTTAACCCAGTTATTTTCTTCATCGCAGCGTTATAATTTCTATCGGCTACCGATTGCTTTAGAGCTGATTCCTGATTGGTTAATTCTACTATTTTTTTTGAGGCATCTAACCGCTCTTTATTTGATTTGGTTGCATCACGAGATATTCCGGTTAATTTTAGAATTTGATTATTAATCTTTGCTTCTTCCACTGATATAGCAGCGGATGAAGTATGGATATCTTGCATTTCATTATAAAAATCTTTTCCGGCTTTGTACGCATTTTTTAACCCGGAAAAAGAAAAATCGCCGGAGGCCAACGATTTTTTAAAATAGTTCCAAGACGTGCTTAACCCTTCCAACCCGGATTTGAATTGATTAAACGTTGTTTGTGTACTTTCCATTACTGATTTTACGGCATCAAAGACTCTCGAAAGGTTACCAAGCACTTTTATTGCGGCTCCCACTTCGGGTACAAATACACCAACCACAGTTCCTACGGTTTTTAATGTATCGCCTAATTTGCCGGATGACTTTTCATTTTGATCTACAGCCGTGGTACTGTTTTTCAATTTCTCCGACATTTTAGTTACGGCATCCGATGCAATTAAGGCTTGTGTGGAATTTTCACCATAAGCATCAGCTAGAGCTTTGGCTTTTTCTATGGTTATCTGGTATTGAAGGCTTAGTTTGGACAGGGAAGCCGTGTTGGTGTCTATATTTTTCAGTTCGTTCAGTACCTGAGTTTCTTTGTTTTTTATCTCGGCACCTAGCTCTTTTATCTTGTCTTTATTTGCATTTATCTGGGTAGTGTTGGTTTTGTAATCGTCAGTTAATTTTGCTATTTCCGCCCGTAGGTTTTGAACGGCTATTTGGGCGGCGGCTATTTCTTTAATCGCGTCTTGCGTTTCCACGCTTACGGTTAGCAGTATGTTTTGTTGTGTGTTATCGGCCATGATGTTGTGGGTGTTTAAGCCCCCTCAATCCCCCGGAGGGGGACTTGAATAGGGCTAGTGTTTCTATTGTTGTTGTCTTGTTGTCTTAATTCCCCCTCCGGGGGATTGAGGGGGCTATATTCGTACCAGATCTACTTTGGTGAGTTTGCCGCTCACGAAGTTTTTTATTTTATTTACGTAGAAGTAGGCTCCGAAGGTGTCGATGTACACGGGGGTAAAGGGGTCGTATTCACAAATATCTTTTGGGGTGAGGTAGAATTCGGCATCTTCTATGAGGCGCACGTCTGAAAGTACATTGTTTGTTAGCCCGGGGTAATATTTGTCTATAAAGTGTTGGGCTTCTATGTCGATTTCGGGGGTGGTGCCTATGGCGGGGCTGACTGAGGATACGAAATATAGATTGGGGGTGCCCATATCCGAACTGTTTTCGTTGCGTATTGTAACCGGGGCGGTGTATCTGAAAAGCAGCAGGGTGGGGGTGTCGCCTGTTGAAAACGTTTGATCTTTACTTATTCGCTTCAATTTTGCATAGCGATACCTATTTGTTGAGCCGTAAAGAACGGTATTGTTTTCGGCGGCTTTAAATATGGGTTCAAACAGGGTGTATGCTGTTTTGTCCAACGTGTTGTCGTGCATGTATATGTATCCTTTGCTTTTAATTTTCAGGTCGTCGTCGTCGAGCGCTATGCCTACCACGTAATATTCCAGTTGATCTCTCACAAAGGTGTCGGAGGGGTTCAACTGGGTGGTATCTCCCCCGGTTGTGTTGGTGTAATAAATAACAAACCGGTTGTTGTGCATGTATTCGGCCAGTCCTTCCGACACTTCGGTGTAGGCCGAGTCGGTAGCAATACTGTTGTCGAATTCTTTGTATTCTATCTGGTTTGTTTGGGCGTAGGATCCGAGTGTGAATTTAACCGTTCCGCTTCCTTTGCTGTATTCCCGGCTCCAGTCGGGGGCGTTGGCTTTGTTTTTTATTACCTGGTTCAGGGTGTAGGCTCTCATGGTGTTGCTATCCACGTCAATGTCCACGGTGAGGCCGAATAGTTGCAGGAAGGATTTGAAAAAATCTTCCTGCGTGATGTCGGGCAGGTTGCCTTTGATAGGCATGTCTATGCCTATGGCGGCTTTTGAGTCTTTGCTTATTTTGATGGATTGGCATGTTATGGAAAAAAGGCTCAAAGAGCAATCTCCGGCAATGTAATCACTGTATCCATTAACTTCTACCGTGAAATAAATATATTCAGTATTAGTAACAGACAATGTAATTAATTGCGAACACGAAAAAGTGGTATCGGAGTGCTGGGCTCCTTGTATCAAAGTAACAGTACCATCATCATATCGGTAATTTACTCCGAAAAAAGAATGATCGGTTTTTGTGGCATTTACTTTTATGTTAAATAAATAAATTCCATCAGTTGGCACTCTAAAACTACAGGTATAATTTCCAGCTGATCCTTTCCCGAAATAGCCCGTTCTCGTGTTAAGAAATCCTTCGCCTTGATCTCCACTGTCTATCGCTATAAAAACATATTGATCCCACCCGTCGTAATATATATTTAAAGGCAAATTATTTGCCATAATATACCCTCCATTCATTGCATTTACATCCGGCTTCAAACTATCAAACGGAATACAAGAATTGGTGTATTCTAGGTCGCTTGTAATGTCGCTTTCTAATTTTGTTATTCCGTTGTCGGTTAATATTTTGTCTATAATGCTTTTGAATTTTACGAATGGGTATTGCATCCATTCGCTTATTGTTTTGAGGTCTTTGTTAAATGATCCGTTATCTTTCGAACTGGGCTCGCTAAAAAAGTCGGCTATGGCAAAAAAAGAATGTCGGTCGGGGTAATTCGCGGGCTCTGATTGAAGAAACCCGGCGTATCCGCGATTTATCACTTCCGTAAAGTTCAAATCATTGAGCGTTTTTTGCACGGGGTTGGTGGCATCTTTGTTTAAATCTTTCAGGGTGGTAAAGAAAGAGGCGAGTGCACCTACTATTTGAACGGTGAAGGCGGTGTCGGTAATGGAAACGAATTTCAGGTAGGCTCCGTTGCCTACTATGGCGTATCCTTCGGCATACAGGCGGCATGGTATATATTTGTGCCTAAGGTCTAATGTTGTAGTTGCTGTGTTTGTGGGAAAGTAGGTTGAAAACTCGTCCAAAAAACTGAATATTTTTACATTCGTTGGTGTTTTGGGCAGCTTCACGGCTTGTGAGTAGTCGGTTTGTCGGTCCTTCAGTTCACCAATGTCATTACGCTGTATGTTGATGGCGGGCAGGTCGGTACCCAGGTCGGCCAGGCGGAAGGTTCCATTGGTGTCTTGTATATATAGTTCGTACATGGTTATTTCATTTTTTGAATTATTTTACTTACTCTGTCTTCGCTGATGCTGAATTGCTCGGCGGTGTTGGTGCGTGCTTGCATGCGGCTTATTTCCACGTGGCATTGGGTGAGGTAGTATTCGTATATTTCCTTGTCGCGCTTCACGGTGGCTCGCATGAGTCCTTTCCGTATGAGGGTGTCTATCACATCGGGTTCCAGTTGCATTATCAGTTCGTATCCGGTCATGGTTTAGAATTGTACTTGTGGGGTGGGTAGCAGGAAGGTGATTTCTATTTCCTGTGTGGAGGCGTAGGTGTCTTTCTCCACGTCGGAGTCGGATATGCTGAGGGCTATCCAGACGCTTTTGTCGGTGTCGAAGTACTGTATGCGGGGTGAGTATATTATTTTGCTCACGGCCTGGTATTCGTTGTCGGTCAGGCCGGAGGCTCCCACGGTGATGGTGGCGGTGCCTTCCACGCCGAGGGTGCGGCTAAAGGCGTCGGCGGTGAGGGGGTTGTACACCACGTGGTTGTAGGTGTCGGTTATTTTTATTTTTTCCTTGATGGTTTGCCGGAAGGAGAACATCCAGTAGTCGTAGCCTCCTTGTCGGTTTATCCATCGCACGTAGTAGGGGTTGATGGGGGTGCAGGTGTTTTGGATGGAGAGGCGGTGCTCGGTGTATCCGGTGGCGGGGAGGGCGATGGTTATTATTTCGCCCCGATCGTTGGTGGTGATAATTTCGCCGGTGCCTGCTTGCAGGTAGTGGTCGGGGTATTGGTTGCTTAGGGCTACGTAGTCGTTGCCATCGGTGAGCAGGATGTTGAACAGGGTGGGGGTGAGGGGTGTTTGGTTGTCGGGGTTGAGGGGCATGCCGCTGAGGTTCACGTAGGTGCCGTCTTTAAAGCCCAGGCAGCTTACTTGGCGTGGGTAGCCGGGGTAGAGCAGCAGGCGATCGAGTTGGGTGAGGAAGGTGCCCCGGCGGGATGTGAGGTCGGAGCTTTCGGCTAGTTGTGCCACGGCGTTGATGGCGGTAAAGGTTTGGGTTATGGTGTAAAAGGGGCGGCCGTTGTAGGTTCGGGTGGTGGGGTTTACAAAGGTGGGGTCGTAAATATACACGAGGGTTGCGGTGGCTATTTCCACGGCGGTGTCGGCATTATATGCTGAAATTATGTATTGTATTGTTTGAAAAGAGGCTGTGTCGTAGTATTGTATTGAGTTTTCAACTGTTGGGGCGGAGCTTATGGTGAATTGTGTGTTTGGGGCTATGGTGTAGAATGGTCGGCCGTTGTAGGTTCGGGTTGAAGGAGTTAAAAAGTTATTGTCATTAACATAGTAGGCCGTGGTGGTTGCTATCAATGTTTGAACATCAGAGGCACCTATTTTAAATATATGGAATATTAATTGCTGCGAAGGTATTGCTGCGAATATATCTTCAAAGTCAAGAGAGAATTTATAATAATTATCGGAAGCAACAACCGTTTTGTTTAAGTTAAAAGAATAAAGACGAACGTAGGATGAAGTAAGAATATCCATTCTATAATATACAGAACCAGGGAAGGAAATATTTTGAGCATTAACAGAAAAACCAATATTTCCCTCTGAATTATGTACATTATCTTCGATAAAATAATAAGCCGTATCATTACCACTAGCTGTGCATGAAAAATTAACAGAATAATCTATTGACCAGGTGCCATTTCCGGTACTGGTACAATCATAAGGAATATTAAAGAATAATGCTACACCTGAATTTACAGATGTAACCATGTTACTTGTTATTGTTATTACTTCGGAGGTTCCATCCGGTTTATGAATAGTGATAGTTCCTGAATTAAAAGTAAAAATTCCATTATCTATAGGGCGTTCATAAAGGAAGAATTTAACATTGCCATAAAATCTTGAGCTACGAAAAGTTGTAATTGTAATGGATGTAGATGGCGTATCTGTAGTTGATGAAAAGGCATAATTAGTTACTTGCTGATCGTGAAACTTATAATATCCTATTGTTCCGCCAAGGGTACCGGTATATGCACCCGAACCAACATTTCCACTACCAATACTAATGAATTCCGTTGGAGAAATACTTACGGGGTCTAAAGAAGGACTTTCATCATAGACACTTAGTACAAATTTATCTTCCGTGGCTACAGTGCTTGAGCCATCTGAATTGTATATAGTAGGATCAAATTTTAATCCGATATTATCAGCCGTCCACGAGGCACCCACGGTTTTCAGGTCGGAATCCGTCATAATGGAATCGCCGGCTTTGTATGGATCAAATTCTTTTGTGTTGCCTGTTATTCCTATTTGAGCTGTTAGGTTTAAAACGCTGGTGGATAATTTAATTTTTTTGTTTGAATCAAGGTATGGATTGGGGTCGGCAACGTCGAAATATATTTCTCCATCATCGCCAAAATAGGCGGTTACGGTTACGCCCGTTTTTTCAATTGTCCACGAGGCACTGATGGTTTTTAGGTCGGAGCCCGTCATAAGGCTTGTTTTTTCGGCGATGAGGCTTTGGCCTCCGGCGGTGAGGGTGTAATTTACAAAGAGGTTGTGGTCTATCTGTATTTGGTCGGATAGGGTGGAGGTGGTGATGGTGTTTTCAAAGAGGTTTTTCAGGATGGTGGATATTTCAAACAGCACGGAGTTGTTGAGCGGGTATCGCTGCATGGTGATGGGGGTACCGGCGTTGATGGTGATGCTTTGAGAGGTGGCGGAGCTGTCGGTGAGTTTTAGCACCACGGGGTTGTAGGCGGTGTGTACTATGGGTGGTTGTTGGGCGATTTCCATTATCGTTGGGTTTGTATTTGGGTGGTGTAATAATCGGTTACCTGGGTGGTGAGCTGCCGGGTGAAGGTGTTAATAAGGGGTGTGTAAGGGTCGGCGTTGGAACTGGCTTTAGCGGAACGGAATTGGGCGGTGCCGTTTTTTTGTATCCACCATTGCAGGAAGCGGGCTACGCGGAGGAGCTCGTCTTGATTGTGGATGGTGATGCCCCGTGCGCTGATCCATTCCTGTAGTATTTGCTCAAAGTTGTCGGCAGTGGCGGTGATGTCAGGGCCCAGCAGGGTGCCTGTGTTGGCGGTTACGGTGTGGGTGAAGTTGGCGGCTTGGCCGTTTTCCTGTTGGTAGGCTTGCTGCATGGAGGTTTGCAGGGTGGCGAGGTTTTGTTCCAGTATGTTTTGTAGGGTGTCGGCCATTAGGTTTTGTATTTTGCTTGTATTATTTTACTGTATCGCTGGTTGAACTTGTATTCTTCGAGGTCGGTGTAGAGGATGCCGAATACTTTGCCATACTCCCACTCGAGTATTTCGTCGGGGTCTTTAGCGTAGGTTTTGGCCAGGGCTTTGATGGTGGTGAATTCGCCTACTTTGGCGGTGAAGTCTTTTATCCCGGCTTGTTTTTCCTCGGGGCTGGGCTGGTAGTTGAGCAGGGTTGTTTCTTGCTGTATCCAGTGGGTGATGCCTTCTATTATTTGGTTGAAGTAGTTGATTAGGCTTTTGTAATCGCGTGTTTTGGGGGTGTATTGGTGTAGTATTTGAAATGTTTGTTCGAATTTTTCTATTTCGCTTACCTGGCTTTGGTAGAGTTTGCCTAGCTCGATGCGCTGCCCGAAGGTGAGCTTGCCGCCCTTGATGTCGATGGGGCGGATGTGGCGGGGTAGCTTGGGGTGCCTGGGCTTAAAGGGGTTTCTGAATTTCATGGGTTAATGGTTGGAGCCTCCCCCAACCCCTCCTCCCGATAGCTATCGGGAAGGGGTTGGGGGTGAATTATCTTTGTTCTTAGCGTCCTAGCGGCTTTGCGTTTAATGTTTTGTTTTTATTCTTAAAGCCCCTTCGGGGGTTGGGGGCTTGTCTTTTCTCTTTTAACTAACAAATATACGACATTTACCCTGTAAAACAAAGTTAAATTATTGATATTCAATTTGTTATTTGCAAAATGTAATTGCATTTTGCGGATGGAAAATGATTAGCCGATATGCTAATGTGGAAATTAGCCAATGTGCAAATGAATTAAAGAAATGAAGAACATGATTAAACGCGAAGACGGAAAGACGCTAACAAAGAAGGCGGGAACGCCATGTAGTGACAGCTCGTGAGCTGTCTGTAGAAAATTAGCGAACGGGAGGCGAGCGTGTGTATAGACGGTGCGTGCACCGTCTGACCAGGGGTTACCGGGACGCGGGTTTCCAACGCCGGGCGGGGCTGTGCTTTGATGGAACACGAATTACACAAATAGACACAAATGAACTTGAATTATTATTCCTTTGCGGCTTCGAGTCTTAGCGTTTAATCTTCTTCTTGTCTTTATTCTTTGTTCTAATATCTTGTGGAACCCTCCGGGTTCGGGATGTGTGCGTTTGCGTATACCCCGCATTGCATACGGGGTTATCGTTGTTTCCCCCTCCGGGGGCTTGGCTCAATGTGGAACACGAATTACATAAATAGACACAAATGAACTCGAATTATTATTCCTTTGCGGCTTCGAGTCTTAGCGTTTAATCTTCTTCTTGTCTTTATTCTTTGTTCTTTGTTCTTTGCTATTTGCTCTGATTTTCAGCATCTTTTCAGCGTGCACTCGAATTCGAGCATGACGGATATTTCGTTGGCATCGAAGCGGGGGAAGGGGTAACTGAGGTTGTATTGCTTCACGTCGTCGAAGAGGGCGGCTTGCTTGTAAGCGTCCATAAAGGGCTCTACTATTTCGGTTTCTATCTGGTTGCGGAGGGCTTCGCGGGTGGTGGCGTCCTGATGCAGGGGTGTGAATTTGCAGAAGTAGATTTGCATTTTCATGGTTTTGCTCTTGAAGTATTTTTCGCGGGTGTATCGCCCGGTGATGAATTCTTCTATGTACACGAAGCTGTCGGTGCTTTGCATACCGTCGGCTTGGATGTTCATCATGCTGCTTTCTTCGTATTGTACGCTGTAGGTGGGTGCGTCGGGGTTGAGTGCCTGGTAGTTGGCGTTGGCGGTTTGAATGATGCCTTTGAGGGTGTTTAGGAGTGCCATTTTAATTCATAATTTTTAATTCATAATTCGTAATTGAGAATACGGAAGACAGAAGTTAAAGAAGTTAAGGAAGTTAAGAAGTTAGCCCCCCGCCTCCCGATAGCTATCGAGAAGGGGGGATGGGTTTGTTTATTAGTTTTTATTCGTTCGCATTTGCGTGTTTTATTTTTTGTTTATTTCTTCTTTGCGACTTCGAGTCTTAGCGTTTAATCTTTCTTTACTTTCTTTCTCCGCTGCCTTCGACTCCGCTCAGGCACCACCGCCACTCATTTTTCCTCTATTTTCTTTGTTCTCTTTCTTCTTAGCGACCTTGTGTCCTAGCGTTTAATCTTATTGTCTTTCATCTTTGCTCTTTGCTCTAGTATGATATTTTCCGTATTCCCCCACTTTGGGGTTTTATGCTGAGTTTGTTTAGTGCCACGTAGCGGAGGGCATCCAGGAGGTGGTTGTAGCTGTCAATGGGTTCGTTGGTGGGGTGGCCGTTTTTGTCGGTTTTCCATTTGTAGGCGGTGAGTTCTTTCCGCAGGTTCGTGGATTGGCGGGTTACGTTGAGGTGGTAGCGTTTCAGGATGTCAATGCCGTTGAGTATGCTGTCGGGGCCTTTGCGGGCGGGTTCTACTTTTAGTTTCTGGGCTTTTAGTTCAGCTATGCTTTTGGGCTCGGCGCAGTCGGCTATAATCTCGTGGGTGTGGAGCTCGTTGCGTGTTATGCTGTCTATTATGCGGCTGTTGAGCATGCCGGTAGTGTATTCTATTTCGTTGAGCCAGAGCTCACCTTCGCTGAGCATCACGTCGATGATGGCCGTGGGGTCGTTGGTGAAGCCGAAATCGAGGCCTATCCATCGTTTCTTGTATTGGTCGGGCATCTCGTCCACCAGGCTCCAGTCGGTGTAAATCTGCCCTTCCAGTTTTCCGGTAAGCCCGCGGGCATATACTTTCCATAGCTCTTTGTCTTTTATTTCTTCTATCCGCTGGTGCTGTTCGGGGGTGAGGTAGGGGTTGTTGCGGTGGTCGGAAATGATGAGTTTCACGTCCGGCTTGCCTACCATGTCGTGCGCCCAGAAGCGTGCGGTGGGGTTGTAGTCGATATACACTTTTTTGCGTGTGCGGATCTCGAGCTGGAAGTAGATGGGGTACTGGATGCCGTCGGCTTCGTTCACGAATAGGTAGTCGCGCTTGCCGCTTTTGGCGTCTTGCTCATCCTGATAGGAGTTGAATTCTATCACGGAGCCGTTGTGGCAGGTAAATAGGCGATCGGTTTCGTTGGGTTTGGCTATTGTTTCGCGGTATAGTGGTGAGTTGCTCCATATTTGTTTGGCATCGCGGTAGGCTCCTTTTTTGAGGTTGGGTATGTCTTGGCCGACTACGGTTATTACTTGGTTTTGTTCGCGTGTGGCGAGGATGAACAGCACGTCGAGTATGGTGTATGTTTTTCCGCTGGAGGTTCCTCCCTGGTTGATTATGATTCGTTTGTCGGTGTTTAGGTTTTCAAAAAACAAAGGTGGCTTGTGTAGTGTGATCTTGTTTTTGCTCATTGTCGGGGAATGTTGATTTGGCGTTGCGTTCCACCTTCATATATACTGTTTTCACGGGTTCTTTGCCTTGGTGGGCGGTGAGTTCCTTTTTGTCGGATAGGCCGAGTTTGCGCATCACGATGCTGGCGTTGAAGGTTCCTACCATGGCGCCTTCGAATTGCTGGGTGTTTATTATTTGGTTCACGCGGGTGCAGATGTCGAAGTAGGCTTTGTTGCAGGGTTTGGTGGCGTAGGTGTCGAAGTCCTGGCGGTTGATGTCGAGGTAGTTGCATAGCCCGTCCAGGGTGTAGGGGCGGGTGGTGGGCACGGCTATGGTGGGGCCTAGTAGCTGGAGTAGCTCGGTGGTGTCGCCTTCAAAGTTGGCGGGTATGGTGGTGCTGCCTTTCTTGGGTTGCATTTTTATCCAGGGGTTTTGGTCGCACCAGTCGAAGTATTGGCAGGCTTTGTCCCAGAGCTGCTGGGGGGTGTATTCTGTATGTTGGGTGGGGTTGCCCCATTTGGTGTGTTGGTCGGGTGCTGGCATGGTGTGTGGTGTTTTTTCGGTGTTGTCTTTTTTAACTAACAAATATACGACATTGTTTTTAAAATGTCAAGTTAAATTATTGATTGTGAGTGTGTTGTTTGCAGTTTGTATTTGCATTTTGAGAATATGGGAGAATAAAGAGCAAAGAATAAAAATGAAAGACTATAATAAAGGTTAAACGCTAAGACGGAAAGGCGCAAAGAGGAAAGACAATTAGCCAATGTGCTAATTAGCAAATTAAAGAATGAAGAGAATTAAGAAAATAGAGGAAAAATAAGTGTCGGTGGTGGCTGTGGTGCCTGAGCGGAGTCGAAGGCAGCGAAGCCGAAGCCAATACAATAAGATTAAACGCGAAGATGCTAGGACGCTAAGAGGAAAGACATGGAATGAGGGGAGGGGAACACGAATTACACGAAGGACACAAATGAACACAAATGATTAAACGCGAAGGGGCTAGAACGCAAAGAATAACCACACTTACAGGCAAAAGAAGCGACTGCTTGGATAGAAACAAAACTCAACCCGGCGGGCTGTAAACAATGCTTAAGTTGATGAATGATGTAGGTGCTAATGGATAGGTAGTTAGGGGGTTTGAAAAGTACACTAGCAGATAAAAGCAAAACTACAACATTGCTATTTTACATTAATAGTTATTGGTTGTTTATCTTCTGTTTGAGGTTTATCCTTTTGAATATAAATAGTATCTGTCTTTTGTTTCTCTGAATTATTTATAGTCTTCATTAATGGAAATTTAAAATAAAGCAAAAAACTTAAAAACAATACAAATAAAACAAAGAATAAAACGGCAAAAAATCTTAGCTTATGAAAATTAAAGACTTCTTTATAGTCTTTTTTGGTTGTAACAAATGGAGAAACAATAAGAAGCAATGCTAAAAATAATAAGAGAACAGTCCCTAACGCGGATGAATTTACTATTATTGATAAAAAATTAGAGCCTTTGTTTGCAACAAATATATTAACAGAGCCAAACAAAAAGGTAATAAGACCCGTGAAGATTCCAAGAATTTCAAAGTTTCTTTTTAACGCTGATTCAATTTCACTTTTTGTATTTTCAATGCTCTGTTTTACTTTTGAGAAATCAGAACGTTGGGACAAATTCTCTTGTAAAAAATCAAAACGTTGGGATAAATTCTCTTTTTTACGTCTTGATTCATCTAAATAATTATCCTGTTCTTTGTAATCGATATATTTGGCAAAAGTTGATGGACAATATACACTTATACCATTTATTTCAACCAATGATTCTGAAAATGGGAGTTGAAACGGAAAGAATTTATGATTCTTACTCCATTTGATAGAGTCTTCATATTTTTTTAATAAAGAATTAAGCTCACTAAATTTATCATCAATAAGGCTACTATAATCTCCTTTTTCTAAATGTGAATCCAAACATTTAATTATTGATTCTATTGCTTTTTCAAAAGGATGAAAATTTCGTACATCCGTTTTATTGTGCAGTTCTGTAATTTTGTTGATTTCTTCTTTTAGCTCTTTAAGTTGAAGTTTTCCATGTGTGGACAAAAACGAAAATCGACAATTGTATAGAAAATTTTGGACAGTATCCCATGAAAATTTATCGTGTTTGTCTAATAAATTAGTTGATTCTGATAATCTTCTAACTGCAGAATCGTATTTTTTGTCAAATTTACTAATGACTTTATCCATTTTTTTATCAACATCCTTTTTGTCTTTAAGTGTTTGATAATGGCGCATCAATAAAATATAAGAAGATAAATTGTTCGATTCAGAATTAATGTCTTTTTTCCATTTGTTTATTTTATTCTCATCAATTTCAATATCCTTATCTTGGTCAAATAATTTTGTTAATTCAAAAAAATCTTTGAAGTTGTCTATTTCTAATGAGTCTGGATTGTTTTCTCTGGTTACAAAGTCAAGAGAGAAAAAGAAAACGTCTTTTTTTATCCTTTTAATAATAAAATGACATTTATATAAAAGAATATTATAAATATTGAGTAATTCTTTTTTGTCTGCTGCTACTATATTTCTAATTTTATTTTCAATGTTAGTTTTGATGCTAAGAAGATCTTGAAACTTGTCATCATTAGATGGAAATTGGTAATCAAATTTACATATAGGAATACATAAATTGATAAAATCATCTAATCTCGAAGGTGTAGTAGATGTGTATGTGCTGTAGATGCCAAAATCATTGCTATTATCTTTTGTGTCAACTTTTTGCTTAGCATATATTTGTACACGTTGAAGATGCCTAATTGAGTTAAATAAACTCTTATTTATCTCTTGTATGCGGTTGTTAATAATTGCTTTTTTCTCATCGTCATCTATAGAATATTCACGTGATATAGCGTTTAAAAAAATAGTAATGTCATTATTAAACGTATCCGAATAAATATATTCACCACATAAAATTGATTTTGAAAAACAAATAAAGCTGTTTTCTATAAAAGAATCTAAATTATTAGAAACAGTTCTATATGCAACATCATCACTAAAATCTATAGTCTTAGTCTCTATATTAGTTGATTCAATATATTCATCATAACATTTTTGTATGTACTTTTTTCTTTCCATTCAGTTATGATTGGGGAATATATCCGTAAAATTTATTCCGATCGTTTCTAATTTCTTCTGAGGTTATTTTATATGCTTGTTGCCCCATTAGTTGAGCGAAGTTATAAGCAGAAATCCAGCTATCCCATTGATGAGTGATTTCCACTAGATCAAAAGCATTCAGCGTAATGAGTTCTGAGTTAATATTTTTTATTTTATTGACTGATTTTTCTATTTTGAGTTGAAGTTCCTTCTCTAACGTTGTTAAACCAGTATTTTCTTTTATACTTATTTTTCTATCTGTTATATCGTAATTTGGTAATTCATTGCTATTCATTGCATTATACACATCACTTTCAACTGGTCCGTAAGGGAGTGCACGAAAATCGTCAAAAATATCCAACAAGTCGCTCTTATCATCTTTATCATCTGTTTTTGTTGCCGCTGTAAGAAAAAGTAATTTTAGCAACGAAAGCTTAGTGAACGCATTGGTAAATGCGTCATCTTTTCCTGTTCTCTCTTTGTACCAACCCGCAAAAAGTTCAACTAAATAATTGAACGATAGTGCTTTTATATTGTTTTTAGATAAATCCATACAAGTGTTTGTATTATTTTAAATACTAATGCAAATATATGAAATAGAAAACAAGTTATCAACAAAGTTATCAACAAAATGTTATGTCCATAAATATCCACGTTTATTTCCATATTTCCCAGCCATACCGAAGTTCTCCGTTAAGTGTAGGCTCTGCCCATAACCTACGCCGAACATAAGTTATCGTTTTAAATTTTTGCAGACAGGTCGCAACCTCTCACTAGGGACTTTCCCGCCTTCGTTCTTAGCGTCCTCGTGCCTTCGCGTTTAATCTTATGTGTCAATTTGTGTCCTTCGTGTAATTTGTGTTCCAGCATTCAGCACCGAGGCATTTGTGGAAGCCTAACCCCTCCGCTTCGCTCGTCCCCTTTAGCAAAAGAGGACAATATTTGTACTAGCTGCGCAATAGTACCTGTAAGAATGCTTGTGCAAATTATTCTTCCCTATTGATAAAGGGAAGTACCCGTAAGGGGGATGGGTTAGAATAATTGATAATTCATAATTGTTTAGTTGTGTTGCCCTCCGGGCATTTTCTTTCGCAGCTAGAACACAAATTACACGAAGGACACAAATAAACACGAATGAATTTCTAAGAGACAGCTAGCAAGCTGTCTCTACGCAGGCTTTCCCGCTTTTATTCTTCGCGTCCTCGTGCCTTCGCGTTTAATCTTATTGTCTTTCTTCGCTGGCTTCGACTCCGCTCAGGCACCATAGCCACCGCCCGCAGGTATTCTCCCGGTATTTTTTAATTATTTTAATTTTCTTCATTTCTTTAATTCATCAGCTAATTAGCACATCGGCACAGTTGCACATTGTCGTTGCTCTTTATTCTTTAACATTTTACACTCTTCATTTAAAATCGGATTTATTAACTTTGTGTATAGAACCGGAATTTACATAACTCAAAAAAAGAAAGGAACTTACTTATTGAATAAACCTCTACACCCTTAAATATATGTTGAACTATTTTTTCTACAAGGATTATGTTTATAATCGAAAAATCGGGCATTCTGATCCTTTGCTGACTTCGGCGATGGTGATTAGTGTGCTGGAATTTGTAAATTTATTTACGGTATTTATTTTTATCGACAGGTTGATGCCTTTCCTTTCTCTCGAAGCTACCTTTGTTTGCATCATCTTGTTGATAACTATTTTGCTGTACGTAAATATCCACTATTACAAACGGAGGAAGGTTGAGATTTGTAATAGGTATAAACACGAAACCGAGACAAAAAAGATGTTAGGAAATGTTTTTTATGTCGGGTACTTACTGGCATCATTCCTTTTATTCATTGTCTTGATTGTTGAGTTTAAACTGTAACAACTATCTCCGTTGGTTGCCCAATTGCGCCAGCGGAG